ATTATAAAATCCCCTGTCCTTAACACATAATAGATATATTATAATAGGAGGAGAACGAAATGAAAGGAGCATACCCAGTTATCTTTACAGATGTAGATACGAATATTTTAGTTGAAGTTCCGGATCTTGGAATTTTAACAGAAGCAAATGAAGAGGGTAAGGCAAAAGGAACCATTGCAGATGCGATAGAAATGGCAAGAGATGCAATCGGTTTAGCATGTATCAATTTACAGGATGAAAATAAACCAATACCAGAACCTACACCAATAGCAGATGTTGACGTGACTAATGGAACGTTTGCAGAAGATGGAAAAGGAATTGTATCTTTAGTTGATGTTGATCTTACAGAGTATAGAAGAGCGATCGATAATAAAATGGTTCGTAGAAATGTGACATTACCCAATTGGTTAAATCGAGAAGCAGAAGAAGCTCATATCAATGTATCTGGAGTATTAAGAGAAGCATTGATGAGCGTACTTGGAGTAACAAAAGCTAGATAATATAAAGAATCAAGCACCTTCGGG